AGAAAAAAGGTGAGGCAGTAGGTGGAGGAGTTGGTGCCGCGGCAGCAGGTACAGGGGGAGCATTAGCAGGCGCCAAAGCAGGTGCTGTGTTAGGGGCCGCCGGAGGCCCCATTGGAATAGCAATTGGTGGCATAATAGGTGCAGCAGTAGGCGGATGGTTAGGTAGTAAAGGTGGAAAAGCTATAGGTGAAGCTGCTGGCGGCAGCATTGCTAAGATGACCGATAATGCAAATAAAGAAATTGATAAAGCTAAAAAAGAAATAAGTGAAAAGAAAAATGAAGAAGGCATACCTATAACTATAAACGGAAAACTTGCAGGAAGACTCACCGATGAAGGTATAATTGCAGAACCCGGGCAAGCAGAAGCACTACGCAAAGCACAAGAAAATTTACGTAAACAATTAGGAGAACAGAATCCATTTACAGTACAGCGAGGCATTGGATCTCCTAACGAAACGTCTGATGGTATTTTTGGTAGATTGTCTACCTCAAGTAGAGAACTTTCAGGTACATTTGAAGAATTTACAAAAATACTTGATACTGCACTTGAAGACATGGGTTCAACTGGTGCATCTTTTACAAAATTTGATAATAGAATCAAGAAGATTCCAGAAAATATTGAAGAGGCAATGGAAGATGCACTTAGGGCCGGCGTGGGTGACACTTCAAGATTGCGTGAAGCTTTAAAAAGTGAATCATCTGCTCCAGATTCCAGTGCAAATACGTCAGCACCTAGCGCACCGTCAGCACCTCCTTCAGTCAAACAAGATGTAAAACAGAATTTAGGTGAAGTCAAAGCTGCATTAATGAAGCGAGGTGTGACGGATAGCAATTATTTAAATGCTGTTTTAGGCAACGTCATGAAAGAATCTGGTGGCAAAGTCATCAACGAAAACCTAGACTATAGTAAAACAAAAAACGAAAGAATCCGATCAATATTCGGTTCAAGAGCAGCAGGAAAAACAGATGAAGAATTGAACAGAATTAAATCAAATCCAGAATCTATGGGTGAGTTTATGTATGGCAAAGACACTGCTATTGGTAAACGAATGGGCAATTTAGAACCTGGTGATGGATGGAAATATAGAGGTAGAGGGTACATTCAATTAACCGGTAAATCAAATTATGCTTCAGCATCACGTGCTATATTCGGTGATGATAGACTTGTTAAAAATCCTGATTTAGTTAATGATCCTAAGATAGCAGCAGATGTCGTTGCTTGGTATATGGAACGTAGTAAAACAAAAATGGCTACAAAAATGGGGTTTGATGAAAGAAACATGACCCAAGAACAAGCCAATTTGTTAGCAACAAGTCAAATTGCAGGAATTGATGTTAGAAAAGCAGGAGGATTTTTAGCAAATGAAACGATGCAAAAAGTTTCAAGTTATTCATCTTCCGGTGCAATACAGGGTATTCGACCTTCAGCAGATACAATGGTTGCAGGAGTTAATAAAGATAAAATACCAAAAGCAGAAAAAGGAGGTGTTTTCGAAGGACCTGAGTCAGGATACATAGTAGAATTACATGGCAATGAAACTGTAATACCAACCGAAAAAATTGCATCTATAGCTAAGAAATCTGTTAAATTATTTTCTGACGAAATGGGTCCAACTGCATTTGGTGTGAATGAATACACTGGATTTAATCAAGGGAACATGACAACTGATTTAACGGCTATACAAAAAATAGCTAGTAAAATTGGTGCGTATGATGAAAAAACTAAAAATATCACAGACACTGATGCATGGAAAAGCATATTACACTCCGGTATAGCAACAAATTATCAGTTAGGTCCAGCTACCGTAGGTACAAAAGCTTTTGGTGGAGATGTAGGAGATATTTTGGGTGATAGGTTACAAGAAATGATCAATGAAGGAAATACGGTTAATTCATCAGTTGAAAAGTTAGCACAAGAATTTAGAGATGCATTAACAACACTTGTAGATAAATTAATACCAAATATAGATGAAAATATTGGAAATCAAGGTAATACTGGCAGCAATTCTATGTCAGAAGTTGTTGATCTTTTGGGAAACATTGCTGAAAAAATATCGCAAAGTAACTCTATACAGGACAAGTTATTGCAAGTATCCAGGATATAAACTAAATATATAATAATTCGGTAAAGATATGACGTATAAAAAACGATTTTTAAATAGAAGTGGTGTTTCTAGTCCCATTTCGGGTGCTAATAGTACTTCTGGCTCATGGAATAATAGTGAAAATAACATGAGTATAGGAGCCAGAGATAACCTAGAATGGGGTTATAGAAACTATATGAGTAGGCTCCCTGAAGTTTATACAGGTCATCCAAATCGTATTGAAAGATATAATCAATATGAAATGATGGACGTTGATGCTGAAATTAACGCATGTTTAGACATTATTTCAGAATTCAGCACAATGAAAAATGAACAGAACAAAACTCCCTTCATGTTTGAATTTAAAGAAGATCCTACTCCACACGAAGTGGAATTATTAAAAACTCAGTTACAACAGTGGTGTAAATTAAACGAATTTGACGTAAGGTTGTTTAAAATTTTTCGTAATGTTATTAAGTACGGAGATCAAGTATTTGTTCGTGATCCAGAAAACTTCAAGTTGTATTGGGTCGATATGGTCAAAGTTATTAAGGTTATTGTTAATGAGAGTGAAGGCAAGAAGCCAGAACAATACGTATTAAAAGACATTAATATTAACCTACAAAATTTAAGTGTAGCACAAAAAACAAATACAGACTTCGCTGCCAATCCTGCAACTGGATTGGGTGGAACAGGAGGAGGAACTAATACGCCCTACACTGTTCCGGCAATGCCATACAATACAACTGGAAGTCGATTTACATTAGGCCAGAGCGAGTCCGCCATAGATGCAAAACATATCGTTCATCTAAGTTTGACAGAAGGGTTGGATCGCTTTTGGCCTTTCGGTCAATCCATATTAGAAAATATTTTCAAAGTATATAAACAAAAAGAATTATTAGAAGATGCTGTTCTAATCTATCGTGTTCAACGCGCCCCCGAACGTAGGATGTTCAAAATTGACGTTGGAAACATGCCAAGTCATATGGCTATGGCATTCGTAGAACGCATCAAGAACGAGATTCACCAACGTAGAATTCCATCACTCTACGGTGGTCAATCAATTGTCGACGCCACATACAACCCACTTTCAATGAACGAAGATTACTTCTTTCCGGTCACGGCTGATGGCAGAGGTTCTAGTGTAGAAGTTTTACCAGGCGGACAAAATTTGGGTGAAATTGACGACCTACGTTATTTCAATAATAGATTAGCGCGCGGCTTGCGTGTTCCTAGTTCCTATTTACCTACAGGTCCTGATGATAATACTACACCATTGAGCGATGGTCGTGTGGGTACAGCAATGATACAAGAGTTTCGTTTCAATCAGTATTGTGAACGATTGCAAAATTATGTTGCATTGAAACTTGATGAAGAATTTAAATTATTCTTACGTTGGAGAGGTTTTAATATTGATAGTGGATTGTTCCAATTAAAGTTTAATCCACCGCAAAATTTTGCCGCATATCGTCAAAGTGAATTAGATACTGCTAGAGTTTCTACATTCAGTACAATGGAAGCTTTCCCCTACATGTCCAAACGGTTTGCACTGGAAAGATTTTTAGGATTGACAGAAGAAGAAATTACTAAAAATGAAAAATTATGGCGTGAAGAAAACGATGAAACTAAAGATGATGAACCGGAAGGGCAAGATTTGCGTAATGTGGGTATTAGTGTAGGGGATATAGAATCTGACGAACAGTCCGGCGAAGAAATGAGTGAACCAGAAGCACCAGAAGGTGAAGAACCAATGGCACCTGACGTTGCAGGTCCGGTTCAATCAGCCCCGGGTAGTGCCGCAGCGCCAGGCGCCCCCGGCGGCCCAGTAGGTGCACCAATGTAAGATAAATATTCTATAGGAAATATCAAAATGAAATTATTAGAAATGTTTGATCCACCTGTAGCTGGATATCAAGATGTAAATCAAGATAATAGTAAACCTATATGGAAACAATCTAGAAAAACAAAATTAACACTAAAACAAATTAGAAAATTACGTAAGATGCTAGATGTTCGAAATTACGAAAAGAAGCAACATCTCAAAAGAGTGCATACTCAATATGGTCCTAAACCCGAAGCTGCTTCTAATATGTAACAAATAAGTTATACGGGAGTATTAGGTAACTTTTGGTTATATTTTAAGCTAAAACGTAAAAAATACATGCTTATTGAGCACTTTTCTAAGATATAGTGTAAATAATTATTACAAAGCCATTCTATTCAGGAGAAACTAACAAATGGATAACAAAAAATTTGAAAAGCTCATTGATCTTATTATCAATGAGAACGAAGAACAAGCACGTGAATTATTTCACGAAATAGTTGTCGAAAAATCTAGAGAAATCTACGAATCTATCATGGATGAAGAAATGATGGAAATGGGCGAACCAGGCATGGTTGGTGAAGTCGGTGATTTAATGGATGAAATCAATGCAGAAGAAGCCGGTGGTATGACCGAAGAAGATGAACTAGCAATCGATGATGAAGAAACAGTTGACATCGAACCAGATGATATGGGTGAAGAAAGCAGCGAAGTTGAAGATGCTGTTATCCGTATTGAAGATAAGTTAGACCAATTAATGGCTGAGTTCGAAGAAATCATGGGCGGCGGTGATGACGACATGGGTGGTGACGACGACATGGGTGATGACGACGACATGGGTGATGACGACGACATGGGTGACGAAGAAGATGTTGCTGACATGGGTGACGAAGAAGGCGAAGAAGGCGACGAAGAAGAAGGTGAAGAATCTGTCATGGAAGCTATCACATTGAAAAAAGTCGGCGGACAAACATATAACACATTTGGAAAAATGGGCGACAATGGTGCGCAAACCAAAAGCCCAGGCCTTCAAAATAGCGGACAAGCAGGAATGGACAGCAAGCCAGTAAGATTCTCTGGTCAATCTGAAGCAGTTCCAACAAGTCCCAAAAATCCAAGCAATGCATATTCTAAGGGTGAAACCGAAGTTAAACATGCAAAGCAATGGAAAAATGCTCCTGCTCAAGCAGGACAAGACTTAGAAAAGGCACCAGCAGCAGTTAAGTCACAAGCTAGTGGCGTAAACACAAAGAGCCCGGTGTCTGAGACTAAGAAGTCTGTAAAGAAAATTGTTAGATAAGGAAACTGAGAGCAATGGCTTTGTATCTCCGAGCAAAAGATCGTTTGAGTGCTAATACTCAAGCGTATCTGTACAAATGGACCCACATACCTACACAAAAATGGTATGTGGGATCCCGTACTGCTTTCGGATCTAATCCGTCCGATGGTTATTTTTGTTCCAGTAAGATTGTAAAACCTATGATTGTTTCTAAATCATCCGAATGGTCAAGAGAAATATTAGCTATAGGTGATTCAAAATATATTCTTGATTTAGAAACTAGTTATTTGATATCAACAGATGCTAAAAATGATCCAATGTGTTTTAATAGACACAACGGCGACGGAAAATTTACTTCTACTGGAGTCAACGCTTCTGCTGCTACAAAAAATAAAATGAGTGCATCACGATTAGGTGTATCTAAATCTAATGCTCATCGTGACGCAATTAGAACAGGTTTGAAAAATTCGGATTTAGTAAAAAATCGCAAAGGTGAGCAAACTTCTAGATTTTTAGGATATTATATATCACCTGAAAATCAAAAATACTCATCATCTTGGGAAGCTGCTAAAAAACATAAAGTAGCTGCTACTACAGTCCGTAGATGGGCAAAAAATAATACAAATGGTTGGTCATTTCAACCGAAAGGTAATCACTGATGGCAACTTATTTAAAAGAACATCTAACTTTTGACCGAGCCGGCATAATTGTTGAATCGGTTAAGGAAGGTGACGGTAGTTTGAAGAGCCTATATATGAAAGGTATCTTCATTCAGGGTGGGGTAAAAAACGCTAATGAGCGTGTTTACCCCGTTTCTGAAATTGAAACTGCTGTAGACACTCTTAATAAACAAATACAAGAAGGTTACTCAGTTTTAGGTGAAGTAGATCACCCAGATGATTTAAAAATTAATTTGGATCGTGTATCACATATGATAACAAGTATGTGGATGGACGGTCCTAATGGTTTTGGAAAATTAAAGATTCTACCAACTCCAATGGGGCAGTTAGTAACTACAATGTTGGAGAGTGGTGTTAAGCTAGGTGTATCTAGTCGTGGCAGCGGTAACGTCAACGATTTAGATGGCCGTGTCAGTGACTTTGAAATTGTCACTGTGGATATTGTCGCTCAACCAAGTGCTCCTAATGCGTATCCTAAAGCAATTTATGAAGGTATGATGAATATGCGTCATGGTCATAGATTGTTAGATATTGCAAAAGAAGCTAAAGGTGACAAAAAAGTACAAAGATTTCTAGCTGAGGAAGTAAAGCGCCTCATCAAGGATCTCAAAATCAAATAAAGGGGAACATCAAATGTTTGATGCTATCAAACCATTACTTGAGAGCGGCTTAATCAACGAAGATATCGGGCAACAAATTAATGAAGCCTGGGAAATTAAGTTGAATGAGGCACGCGAACAAGTTCGTGCAGAACTACGTGAAGAATTTGCACAACGTTACGAGCATGATAGAAGTGTGATGGTTGAAGCCCTCGATAAGATGGTAACAGAAAGTTTATCAGGAGAAATTGAAGAATTTCACTCTGAAAGACAGGCACTAAACGAAGAACGTGTTAAAGCACAGCACAAGTTGCGTGAAAATGCTGCAAAATTTAATGACTTTATGGTCACAAAACTTGCAGAAGAAATTCGTGAACTACGTACAGATCGTGTATCAATGAAAGAAAGCCAACAAAAATTGGAACAATTCATTGTTCATGCATTAGCACGTGAAATCAAAGAATTCACACAAGACAAAAAAGCAGTTGTGGAAGCTAAGGTTAAGTTAGTTGCTGAAGGTCGCAGACAATTAGAAGCACTAAAAGCAAAATTTGTTGCTGAAAGTGCAAAAAAAGTAAGCGGCGCTGTTGCTAATCATCTAAGGGGTGAGTTATCACAACTTAAAGAAGATATTCAAGCAGCACGTGAAAATAATTTTGGACG